AAAAGGAAAAGTAATTATATTTGATGCAAAAATATTACACTATGCTAAACCTTCTTTTAAAGAAAAAAAAGTTTTAGTCGGAGCAATTAAATAATGATGCATACAGAACCTAATTGGAAAAGTTATATGGTTGAAACAACCGAACCTATATTTACACCTGAACAATGTAATATTATTAGTAAACTAGGAAGAGCTATGCCACCACAAAATGCACAAATAGGTGGAGGAGATGGAGGCGTTCATGATACTAAAACTAGAATATCTCATATTAGTTGGATACCATTTGATCAACCCGATTCAATTCCAATGTATAAAAAATTAGAAGACACGATGCATAAAATTAGTAGGAGACATTTTGGTTTTGAAAACATGGCTATTAATGAACAAGCACAATACACAGAATATCCTGAAGGTGGTTTTTATGATTGGCATATGGATTGTGATTTAGTTATGGCTAAAGAACCCCCTGTTAGAAAAATATCTATGACCCTTGTGTTATCTCACGAGTCTGAATTTGAAGGTGGTGGACTAGAGTTAGCAAAACCAAATAATATTATAAAACCTAAACAAGGACACGCTATATTTTTTGCAAGCTTTATTAATCATAGAGTAGTGCCTATTACTAAAGGACTAAGAAAATCTTTAGTAATGTGGTTTGGTGGGGAACCTTTTAAATAATGCATAGAGAACTTTTTTTTGCAACACCTGTTTATATTAAAGATGTAGGCACACCAGAATACAATAAATATTTAGAAGAACAAATCATAACTTGGTCTAAAAAAAATCCAAGTGTAAAAAAAACAAACATAAACGGTTGGCACTCTTCTACAAATATGCATACAAAACCAGAGTATAAACATTTAATAGAAGAACTGTATATTGCACAACAAGAAATATACAAAGATGAATGTTTAGATTCAGAACCTTTTTTAGGTAATATGTGGGCTAACATAAATTACAAAGATGGATTTAATAAACCTCATATACATTCTAATTCATTATGGTCTGGGGTTTACTATGTTAAAACTCCAGAAAAATGTGGCAATTTAGAACTACACGATACAAAGACAATGTCTCTAATGTCTCGACCTATAAAAAATAATAAAGAAGAACCAAAACATCTATGGAAAGAAGTACATTTTAAACCAAAAGCTGGACGTTTAATTATGTTTCCATCTTGGGTTAATCATTGTGTTGATCTCAATAAATCAGATGATATAAGAATATCTGTGTCGTTTAATTTTTTACAGAAAAGAATTATGGTATAATGTTTAATAAATATCAAGTAATCAAAGGTGCTATTAACTACGAGTTAGCTAATTTTATATTTAACTATTTCTTACTTAAAAGAGATGCGGTTAAATTTATGTATGACAACAACATAATTTATAACACCGGAATGTTAGGTACTTGGACTGACTCACAAATCCCTAACACTTACTCTCATTATTCAGATCATGTAATGGAGACCCTACTAGTTAAAGTGTTACCAAAAATGCAACAAGAAACTGGGTTAGATTTGATACCTACTTACTCTTATGCAAGATTATATAAAAAAGGTGATGAATTAAAAAAACATAAAGATAGACCAAGTTGTGAGATATCTACTACTATACACTTGGGTGGTGAGCCGTGGGCAATATTCATAGAAGGCACTAAAGTCTTGCTTGAAGTAGGAGATATGCTAGTATATAGTGGCTGTGAACTTGAACATTGGCGAGAGCCTTTTGACGGGAACATTTGCGGTCAAGTATTTCTACATTATAATCATGTAAATGGCCCATTTGCTGAAAAAAATAAATTTGATGGCCGTCCTATGTTGGGTCTACCATCATTTGTAAAATAGTATTATAGTGGAATTATATGTTACAAAAATTAGGTTTTGCACCAGGGTTCAACAAACAAGTTACAGAGACCGGGGCCGAGGGGCAGTGGTTTGACGGAGACAATGTTCGTTTTAGATATGGTACACCTGAAAAAATTGGTGGCTGGACACAGTTAGGTGAGTCAAAATTAACAGGAGCCGTTAGAGCTATTCATCATTGGGATGATAATGCCGGTATTAAATATGCTGCACTAGGAACTAGTAAGATTTTATATGTATATTCTGGTGGTCTTTATTATGACATTCATCCAATTAGAACTACGTTAACAGGTGCTAATTTTACAAGTACGTCAAATTCAAAAACAGTTACAGTAACATGTAATACTAATCATGGTTTGTTGGAAAATGATATTGTATTATTTGAAGACGTAACTGGTCTAAGCAATTCTACTTTTACAAATGCCACGTTTGAAGATAAAAAATTTATGGTTACGTCTGTGCCAGGTGGTACAACTTTTACAATCACAATGGATGCTAATGAAACAGGCACTCCTTTAAGTACTGCGGGATCTACAAAGATAGCATGTTATTTTACTGTTGGACCGGCACAACAACTAGGTGGTTTTGGTTGGGGAGCAGGTTTATACGGTGGTACTTCCATTGGTCCGTCGGCAACGACTTTACAAACAGCTTTGACTAACACTACTACAACAAGTATAGTTCTTGCAAACTCAGCAGCTTTTCCATCATCAGGTGAAATTAGAATAGGAACAGAAGACATAAGTTTTACAGCAAACAACACTACAACAAATACTTTAAGTGGAGGTGCAAGAGGTGCAAACGGAACTACAAAAGCCACACACAATGCAGGAGTTGCAGTTACAAATATATCTAGTTTTGTTGCTTGGGGAGAACCGGCTTCTTCTGACTTTACAATTGACCCTGGTTTATGGGTTCTTGATAACTATGGTACAAAACTTATTGCACTTATTTATAATGGTAAATGTTTTGAATGGGATGCATCAGCAACTAATGCAACATCTACAAGAGCAACAGTTTTAGCAAACGCACCAACGGCTTCACGTCATGTACTGGTCTCAACTCCGGATAGACACTTAGTATTTTTTGGAACTGAGACAACAGTAGGTACACCAACAACACAAGATGATATGTTTATTAGATTCTCGGATCAAGAAAATATTGATACTGCAGATGCTTATGTGACGAAAGCTGAAAATACATCCGGTACTCAAAGACTTGCCGATGGTTCTAAAATTATGGGTGCCATTAAAGGTAGGGACTCTATTTATGTATGGACTGATACTGCATTATTTTTAATGAAATTTGTAGGCCAGCCATTTACTTTCTCTTTTGAACAAGTAGGAACCAACTGTGGATTGTTTGGTAAAAATGCTTGTATTGAAGTTGATGGTTCTTCTTATTGGATGTCAGAAAATGGTTTCTTTAGATACGATGGTCAATTACAATCTATGCCTTGTTTAGTAGAAGACCATGTTTACGATGATATTAATGCTACATCAAGAGATCTTATTAATGCAGGGTTAAATAATTTATTTGGAGAAATAAATTGGTTCTATTGCACAGCTGCATCAGATCAAATTGATAGAGTAGTTACTTATAACTACTTAGATTCTTCTCGTGAACGTCCTATATGGACAACAGGTACATTACCTAGGACGGCATGGCAGGATTCAGCAGTTTTTGATAGACCTCACGCAACTTATTTTAGACTTTCAGATAATGCTTCATTCGATGTTACTGGTAATACGCAAGGTAGTTCTATATACTATAACCAGGAAACAGGGACTGATCAAATTAATTCAGGGGGTATAGTTACTGCTATTATTGGTAACATAATTTCTGGTGATTTTGATATAACACAAAAAAGATCTTCAACGGGAGCAGTTGCAGGCATGCCTGATCTTAGAGGAGATGGAGAATACATTATGAGAATTAGTAGATTTATACCAGATTTTATTAGTCAAACCGGTAACACGGCTGTTAAATTTAAAACAAGACTGTACCCAAACAGTGATGAAACTACTACTTCGTTTACTTGTAATTCAGATACAACTAAAAAAGATATAAGAGTTCGTGCAAGACAGGTTGCATTAGAAATTGCTAACACAACTACCAATGAAGATTGGAAACTAGGTACGTTTAGATTAGATATACATCCAGGAGGAAGAAGATAATGGCTGTAGGAAACCCATTTGCTAAGTCACAAGGTTTTGATTTTATTTCTAACAATAAATATTTACAAGATGATTTTACAGGAAGTGAACCATTAGATTTTAGCAACGTATCTGGTTCTGGAATTATGTCTCAAACTCCATATATTTATCCACCAATTAATGGAGATGATAGACCCATTGATACTGGACCTATAGATTATGGATATAAATCAATTGTTGATAAACCAAATTTTACGCCTGTGGGTCAACCTCAAACTAATTTTGAATATGATATTGAAGAAGGTACTATTGATGATGAAGATATAGAAAATAATCAAGCACAATTAAATAAAATGGATTTAGTTAAAGCAGGTATAAGTGGTATGTTTTTAGGTCCTTTTTCCGGAGCAGGGTCTCTTTATAGATCGCAGAAAAAAGCAGAAAAAGAAATGCGCGATAAAATAGATGCAGAAATTAATACACAGTATGGATATGGTTCAGGCGCAGCTTCAAAAGACGATATGGATTCTTATGGGGTAGACAAAGATACAGGTAATCCTGGAAATTATGATCAAGATTATGACATGAAAGATGGTGGTAGAGCCGGATACTTCTTTGGTGGTAGAGTAAATTTTAAAAACGGAGGCTTAGCAAGTATTTTATAATGGCAAAAATTGTACAATCATTAACTAGAGCAGCTAAAGATTATGAACAAAAAAATATACAATCATTGATCAGGGATCTTGACGGTATTATAACAAAATTAAATTCTTCTTTTCAAGAAGAAGTAAAACAGGAGATAGAAGCTAAGAGTTTCTTTTTAGAATAATGGCAGTAGTAAACCAATATAAATTTAAGGGTATAGATAACAATACAACTGGTAATGCTTTGTCTCCATTTGGTGCAAATCTTCCGGGTGTTAATGAAACCATAATTATTAAATCATTGCTTGTTACATCTGCATCTACACCAACGGTGACTATTACAAACAATAGTATTACAGCTATAAAATCAGCAGCATTGACAGCTAATGTTACCACAGAATTATTAACCCAACCATTAATAGTAGAAGGTGGTAGTGCTTTTACGGTACAGTCAAGTAACACAGGTTCATTTGACATAGCTATCAGCTACTTAAACATCAAAAAGGAAAAAATAGACTAATGAAAATATATGACGCTAAAGTAGAAGAGACTTACAGACACCTCGAGACTGGTGAGATTTTTAAGGAAAGAAAAGACTGGGAAGCCAAGGGTTATAAGGCAGAAGAGATGGCACAGGACGTAAAAGTTATCATGCCTGCTCTTGATTTGTCAGCAGAAACAAAGTAAAACAGATACACTAGGATTAAAATATGGCTATTTCAAGAATGCAACAACCACAACAAATGCAAGGCGGCTTAGGAGCTTTAGATGCTCCAAGACAAGGTTATTTTTTAGGTAAACTTGTTAAGAAAGCTACACGTGCTGTTAAGAAAGTTGCTAAGAGTCCACTAGGTAAACTAGCTTTACTCGGTGGTGGTGCTTATTTAACTGGTGGTTTAATGGGTGGCGGAGGAGGTCTAGGTAATTTTAGAGCTTTGGGTTCTGGCATTGGTAGTATGTTTTCTGGTGCTAAAACAGGTTTAGGAAGTAGTAAAGGTTTTTTAGGTGGTGTCGGAGACATGTTTAGAAAAGGTGGTGAGTCTGGTGCAGATTTTAGTATGGGTAGAATGTTAGCTGGTGGCTTAGGTGCTACAGCTTTAGCTGCTCCATTTTTAATGGGTGACGATGAGCCAGAAGAAGTTGGTGAAGTCATGGATGTTGCAAACGTCAGAAATAGAGCAAGAAATTTTTACAGTGGTCAAGGTGACGGTGGTGTAGGTTTAAATTTTATGGCACCTAAAAAATATGTTGATCAAAATTTTTATGCACAACAATCAGCAGCTGACGGTGGAAGAATTGGTTATGCAATGGGTGGTAATATAGAAGAAGATGAAGAAGAATTTATTAGATCGGGTGCTGGTCAATACGTGAGACCACAACAAACATTTTTAAACATGGGTGGTGGCGCAGGAAACGCGCAAGCAGAACAAATGCTTCAAGCAGAATTTGTAAAATATAAAAACAAAGGTGGAGATTTATCTTTTGAACAATTTGTCCAAGCAGTAATGCAACAACAGCAACAGTCTCAAGGTATGGAACAACCTACTATGATGGCAGCTAATGGTGGAATGGCTGGTATGAGTGTACCAGGATACGGAACACCTGCAGGAACAAATCAATTTGGTTACCCTAGTGGTGGAGAAAGAGTCAATGCTGCAGAAGGTGGAATTATGGCAACTGATGAAGCATCAGAAATGATTGACATGGGTGGCAATGAAAAAGATTTTAGAGAAACTGGTG